GAATAAGCAATCAACATCTGTCCAAGCTGTGAAAGGATGTTAGCAAAACCTAAAAGAAGTGACTTGCCGAGCTCCTCAATGTCAGCTCCTCCTATCGCCATTCCTATTGACTCGACAATATCCATTGCGAAGGAATCAAAGAAATCATTCAGAGAGAGCATAATGTTTTTCCACTCCTCGCTGGTCGCCACTAATTGCTGTGTCATCGGGCGCAAACCTAAATCAAAAGCCTTTGGCTCAAGTTTTATCTTTGCAAGATCAGCAAACTGACCTTTCAACTTTTCTAACTCATTGCTTGAATACTTTGTTTCTTCCGATAGGTTTGTGATCATCCTTGTTATCATCCGAAGAGCACTTTCGCCAGACTGCTGAACAGCATAAAACTCTTTTAATTTTTTGGAATAATCATCAATATTTATTTTATCAGCCTTCATGATATTTTGTAAAAATAGAAATGCTTCTGCATAACGAATATTCGTTTGTAAATTATTTAGCATTTGTTTTCTTTCCCGTGAGAGTAATTCAGGACGACCTGCGACAGATTCTAATAGTCCTTTTTCTTGCGCCTTCCACATTGCATAAAGTTTACCTTTCCCAAAATAGGCATCATAATTGGCTGCCATATCCCTAAAATTTTCTTTAAGCTGATCTCCATATTGTTCCCATCCCTTACCAAGTCGCTTAAGAAAAGCATTCTCAAAAATATTTAATTCATCTTCTATATTCTGCTTGTTGTTTTTATTCGCCTCTATCTGTGCCTCCCTGGCATATTGCAGATACTTCAACCTTTCCTTTAACGACTTCGTTTCAAAGGCCGAAACCATTGCCAGAGATTTGTAATATTCATTTTGAGATGCTTTTATCTCCCTGCCCCTTGAAACCTCTCCAAGAAACTGATACATTATAGCAGCTTCTTTGGCAGCTTCGGCTGCAAGCTTCATGTTGGTTGCTATATCCTTCAGATTAAAGTTACCTGACCCTATTGTCGTGAAAAAACCGCCCAGCGTCCCTTTTGCCGTTGCAATGCTTCTTTCGAGGAAATCACTACCGGCCTTTGTGCTCTCAAGAGCTTTTTTAAAAATGGCAAAAGCACCTGTAACAGCTCCTGTTATCGCCCCGGCAAGAGCAAGGGCTTTCAGTTTAAACTTGCCAAGACTACTGCCAGCGCCTTCAAGCTTTTGATCCAAGTCACTCTTGTCACCTCTAATTTTTACTATCAGGTCTTTTAATGCCATGTTTCAAAATATTTTCTACTTCTTTTATTTCTTTCTCAGTCAATTTTTTGCCTCTTATCTCTTTTGCCTTCCGCCTGTCTGTTTCTTTATCTTCCTCCAACCTCCACAATTCCTTTTCATCTTTTGGCTTGTCCTTAATGTACGGATTGCCAGCAATCATATAGAGAACAATTCTTCTCGCCAACCAAGATGTTGTCCGCTCCCAGTTTCGCCAGTAACCTGACAACGCTTCAACCAATTCAAACAACGTACTATCCCTATAACGTTGCAGACTCCAACCAAGATCACCAATAGCAAAAGAACGTAGTTGCTCAAAAGTCAGCCTATCTTCTTCTTCGTCACTTTTTTTTTATTGTTTTGTAATGTTAATTTCCCGTAAAGTTCTTCCATTTTCTTTTTTAGTTCCTCAAGCATCTCCCTGTTCATCTTGTTATACCAGATGAATGCCTGCGCCTTCTTATACTTAGGCTTGCAAAACTGCATCCGGCAACCAGTCAGATAGCTCTGCCAGAGAAGTTCAATGTTGAAGATGTCAGGATTTTTTTCGGCAAACTCCTTCATCTGCCAGAAATCAATTTTCAATTCCTCGCAAATATCCTCCAGTGTCCCAATCCTCAACTCAAAAGGAACATCCCGTTCGATGTAAGCAGCTCGCCAATATGAGAAGAAAGGAAGTTTCATAATTTAAATGCCATTGTGTTATAAATATAAAATTCCGTTGCCGCGGTATTGGAAAGCTCTATTTGAAATTCGCCATCTGAACCTGTTGCCGTGAGCTCAATTAAATTCGCACCCTCCACAAGTTGTTCTTTCGCAGAAATGGAAGACCCGACAGAATTAAGCAACTGCACCGAAGGTGCTTCTCCGCTTGTAAGCGAGAGAAAACCGACAAAAAGTATTACGTCATTTGTCGTAATACTACTTACCCTCCTTGCCCTTGCATAAGCACTACCGGAAGTCTGCGAAGCTTCAACAGTACCGAGTCTGTCTTCATTATCCCACGAAAAACTTGTATAGTTATTCGTGTAAAATGTTGAAGGCATAATGTTGCCACTGACAAAATAAGGCTTGCCATTTATCTGAAGGCTACCAGATAGTGCCAACGGCTGCTCCCCTGGCACCTCAACCTTATGACTCTTTAGCTTCGTCTTTGCAAGGAAAAGATTCGTCATATTCTCACTGTAAAAAAGAGCAAGAATATCTTCCCGGTCAATTATCTTGTCTATCAACCCATCAGCCGTCAGACCAGTTGTTGTCATCAGCGCATCAAAGTCAATAGTGCCGGAAATCTTCCCGTCAATATCATGCTCTTCCCAACCTTCCGAAAATTTATCGGTAGTTTCAGGAAGATCAGCTTCCATGCTTAAAGACCCTCCTCGCTGTCCCGCAACAGCCTGCCCGTCAACATAGAGAATTAACGAACTACCATTAATTTTTGCCATAACTCTTCATTTTTACGAGACAGCACTCAAAGCACCATTTGATATGATCTGTCCGCTGAATTTATTTGGCGCTTCTGCCGATGCCTCAATTTTGATATTTTTATACTTCCCAGCACCTGTCCACCCTTTTGTACTCCCAGACGTTGGCTTGAAATATGCAGTCACATCCAATGATCTGGCAATTATTTTGCCAAGTATCTCATCTGGTGTAATCCCCGTCCCGGCCTCATCGTAAAGACCCGAAAAGTCTATTGACCAGGAACGTTTTCCATCAACCTCGTGCATCTCCCAGCCAGCTGACTCTTTGTTAGTAGTTTCTGGCAGGTCAACATCAACATTCAGCGTAGCAGTTTCAGTGTGCAGTATTTTATCACTGCCATCATAAACGCAATACAGAGTTCCATTAATTTTTGACATCTTTCTATCGTTTTAATTGTTCAACATAATTTTTATTCAATTACAAATCGGTAAATATCAATTATTTCATTTCTCGCAAGACCTTCCTCCGATAACGTTATCGTTGTGCTCATGCTTGCAGGTGTAAAGATAACATTATTTGATGTAGCAAGTGTCAATACAGTTGTCTTGTTTGGTTTAAGAATTTGCCTTATCTCGTTAACAACATCGAGAGCTTCCTTCAGATCGCCCGCCGAGTGACTTTCATCAACAACCCTTATCGCCACAGTGCCACTGTACAACCAGTCATCTTTTGTGCCTTCGATGTTATAAGACACATTGCCGACATACACGTATGCGCTCTCCGGAGGCTTGGGGATAACCTTGTAAACAGGATAGGTTATCTGATCCTTCAGAGCATTATATAAAGCCGTTAACAGCTCCCATGTTATTTCTTTCAATGCTTCAGCCATTATTCAGTAGTTTATTTATTCCTTCTTCTATCCTGCGATAAAATTCTTTCTCCTGGTCCTTTGCAGCAAAGAAAAGGTAACTGTCACCTTTGATGTTAACCTTTCTTATACCCCTTCCACGAAACTGTGCTGCGTAACTTTTTGTTTCAGCATCAAAGTCAAAATTTTTAAAAACATCATCACCTGTTCCAAACTCAATGTATGGCGCATAATGTTTGCCAGTGCCGACAATGCCTTCTTTCTTATCCACCCTCCTGTATATACTCCCAGCAAGACCAGCAGCACCATGTATCCAGTGCTTGCGGCTTCCGAGCTGTCCTCTCAACCTTTTCTTAGCAATTGATTCAATTGCCATAGCGGTGTCGGCTGTGGCTTTGATGATAATATCGTCACACTCCTTGCCGAAGTCTTTCAGTGAGGCAATCACCTCTTCAACATTAACCGCTTCTATTTTTAAAAATTCTGCCATGCCTCAAATTTTTTCAACCACCAGAACTTTTGCCTCGTAAAGATGTGCTGACCCTCTTTTTAATACAGGCGGCTCAATAGGATAATAATATTTTTCTTCCTCGCTGTCATAAAACCTTATATTGTCTCCATAACCATTATCCCAGTAGTTGAGCTCATAAATACGTTTACCGACAAGCTCTTCCGAGAGAACAGCACGCTGTGTGCTTACCATCTGCATTGAACAACGAACATCCTCTACCTCTGCCCAGGCTTCGGAAGTATCTCCATAGTCATCCGTCACTGTCGAGAGACTTTCCACCGTCAGAACCTTATTGAGCCTTCCTGTATCCATCAAATTTCAACCTTTAAACTGTTAAGCAATTTTACCGTTTCGAAAGGCAAGGAATTAAAAGCCTTATCAATTCCATCCTCACGATGGTTGAAAAGGTGAGAGACAATTCGGATGATAACCGTGTTGGCAATACTGTTTTCTTCTCCTGCTGTGAAAGTAGCCTCTCCATACCATTCTGAAAGGCTTGAGCCGACAGGAATAGTACTGAAAACAGCTGAAGGATAAATTTTTATCCTTTTTAGTCCCTTCTGCTCAAAGTCAACTTCAGTTCCGTTAATGGTAAGTGTTATGTCCTCGATCTCACTCACAGGATAGAAAGGAAGCTCGAACCAACCATTTACAAGGTCTTCTTTCTCAAAATAAACCTTATATTGCTTCTCCACAACCGCACATCCTGTATAATCTTCAACATATTTCCTCGCTGCGGTGATGAGAACATCAATAAGATCATCCTGGAAAGTGTAGCTGTCAGGATAACCCATATAAGCCTTCACCTGCGACCTTGTAACAGGTTCTGTGATGAGTTGTGTTATTTCCTTTACCTGTATTGCCATCGTAGTAATTATTTTTTGCTTCTTTTTCTCGGGACCTTCTCAACCTTTTTCTCTCTCTTTTCCGGTCCTTTTTCAACCTTCTCCTCCTTTTCTTCCTTATCAGACTTAAAGCTCTCCTCTTCGGCTACACCTGCCGAAACAAGGAGAAAAGCATGTCTATCAGTAACCCTCAGAATTTCGCCTGCCTTAACAGGTCGGTGGAAGTTCAGCGTTGTGTCTTTAAGTATTTTTACCGTCTTCATAATTTCATTTTTTAAAATTAAGGGAGAGGGATTACCCTCCCCCTTTAAAAATTACTTATTACCCGGCGCCAGCCTGATGACAATTTTTGAAAGCGTAAGGCTGTCAGCAGAGTTCTGCGAGTTGTCGTTAGCAATCGTAATTGAGAAATAGCGATGTGGCCTTTCATTGTAATGTACTAAATAAGGAGCTATTCCACTTTTCATCAGCGATGTATCAACAACTATTGCAGAAGCTGTCTGTGAAGCATAACTCTCAAGAGCTGTAATGGCAGCCGAAGCCTGAAACTTGCCTCCAATAATGTAAGCATAAGTATCTGTCGTGCCAACTCTCGATGAAACTCCAACATATCCTGAAGGATTAACCAGCTCGGCCTTGTTGGCCATTACAACCAGATTAATAGTGTCATATTTATTCGGCGAAATCCTTTCAGTTGATGCTGGAGTATATTCGTACGACCATTCGGTAGGTGCCAGTGCCTTATAGATTGTCAAAGTCTTGCCATTTATTGTCTTGACCTGACCAAAAGTCATACCTGCAATGGCAACCATCATCAATATTACATATAACCTTTTCATTTCAACCTCCTTTCTTAATTAAACAACTGGAACAGATATTGCCTCGATGATGTCAGCAAATGAATCATAGACAAATGCATCGTAATGCACTGATTTAATTCTATTCAGGCAGCGAGCCGAAGCGGTAATTGTCTTAAGGTCGTATTCTGGGTCGGTAGCATCCTGATCCCAGAGTTTAACTTCAATTCCTCTGCGGAAGTAAAGCGTATCCTTCGACATATCACCAACAAGCACGTTGCCTGCCGTAATTAAGTTGCTCTCAATAATCTTTGCACCAGCGACGAGCTTGCGGTCAGCCGTCAGGAAT